CTACTCGTCGCCTAGGACTGGCGAGCTGAATCGGTACTTGTTCATGCAAGTTTTAATTTTACATCCAGTGCAACTGTTGGTCGCCGCCTTGAGTGGGACCACAGCTTCTTGTGCTTGCTTGTTAGTTAGTGCCTTGATTCTGTATGAACGTACTTAGGCAAGCTGTCTATGGGTTGGCGGGTGGTGCCAGTATCGGAAAGGTCAATTATAACTCAGTGCGTCCGTTGCTGGTTAGCCAGGGGGTTCCGGCCAAACGGCCGCGTGCTCGTGGCGCCAGCATCACGCACAGTGTGTATTCGGCCCCAAGGTATGTGAGAGAAAAGATGTTGAAGGAAGGTACGAGAGGGAAGCAAGAAATTTGCGGTTTCGATAATCGGTTGTATGGACCGGTGGCTTTTGCATCCCACGTCGAAAACGAGAGAATAGCACTCGAGGCACGAGTGCTGCCCGAGCAACTAGCGGCTCCGGAACTGCCTGAATGCATCAGGTGGATCAACAAGAACCTCGGAGAATTACTCCCTAGAGTTCACGGTATAAAACCCGTGCCCTTTGCGGAGTACATCCGGAGGGTAGGTTCTAGTCCCGCTGTTGTAAAGACGCTTCGTCTGGCACACGAACGTTTGAGCCGAGCCGGCATTACAGCAGAAACCTGTCTGACTGCCGAGCAAATCCACCAATGGACGACGAGATCGTCTTTTGTGAAAGTGGAGAATTTATCGTATCATACACCTCTAGGGCTTAAGGTCAAAGCTCCTAGATTGATACAAGGCGCGACGCCGGAGTTTGTAGTTCTCGTCGGGCCGTCTATCATGGCGCTGCAGGATGTGGTGTGCAGGAGATGGCGGCCGGGAAAGAGTAACGTTGTTTTCACCAGTGGCCTGTCCGCTGAGAAAGTGGGAGCACACGTCACTTCGATTTCAGGACAATCAGGCTTCGACGATATTGGTACTTTCGACTTAGACCAGAGTAGACCGTGGGGCGAGGCCTTTGTGAATTGGTGCAATTATTGGAAGTTTCCGTTGGCTGCCTTGCAGCTTATGGATGCAAACATTGATACACATGGCAAAACACACCACGGTTGGAAGTACAAGTGCAAGGGCACTCGCAAGAGTGGAGACCCTTATACATCATTGTTCAATACAATGATCAACATTTTTACACATGCGTACCTGTATTGTAAGTTCACGGGTCAGTCATGGTTGCAGG